TAGCGATCACCGTAGAAAATATGATGGACAAGTTTTAATTTCTTGGGCGATTAGCGCAGCGGTAGCGCAGCTGCTTTACACGCAGTTGGTCATTGGTTCGAATCCGATATTGCCCACTTATAAATACTTTTAAAAAGAAGTATAATGGAATCTCTATATAAACTTCTGAGCGATACGCAAGCATCGCTCTTTTTACTCTTCCAGAAAACCTGGGTTTACCACTGGCACGTTGTTGGTGAAGACTTCAAACAAATTCACGATTTGTTTGGAGAGCAGTATCTTACAATTCAAGAAGAGATTGATAGACTCTCTGAGCACATGAGATTCTTAGGTATTAAACCTATCAGTTCTCTTTCAAGAGTATTAGAAGTTTCTGGAGTTTCGGAAGCAAAGACAAATATTTCTTCAATGGAAATGATTCGTGATCTCCTTGAGGATCATAAGAAGATTATTAGTATGCTTGATGCTGCTGCGGTAGAAGCAGATAATCAAAAGTCAAGAGGAACTGTTAATCTACTTGATGATCTAAACGAAGCACACGGAAAGTTTGTTTGGATGTTGAGATCATTTACTGAATAATTATTAATAAAAAATGGAAAACATTAAAATAAGATGCCGTTCCTGTGGTAAGGAGTTAGAGGGGCATCAGAATAAAACGGTGACATGTGGTTGTCCAAACATGGCAACCATTCGTGGTGATAAGGTTTCGGCAGTTGACTTATCACAGGTTGTTATGCTGAATTCTTATCAGTCTAAAAATAAAAAGAACATCCTATCACAAGAAGATATTATGTGGCAGGAAGAAAGACGCCAAAGAAAAGTTAGAAGACTTGATTTTGAAATCAGATAGGTTTTAATACGCAGTTCTCATCGTAGCGAGCATATTGAAATCCATCTTCATATAATTCTCCAAATCCAAATTTGCGGGCAACTAGTGCTCTTTGCCTTTTACCGATGGTAAGTGAAGACTCATTAAACCCATCGTTGAGTTTTGGACCATGAGGTTTTGCTGCCAGAATATCTCCTGGTCTTGGTTTAATTTTTACAATACCATCTTGTAGATTTTCATAGGTATACTTTATGAACTCATAGAAGATTTTTTTTCTTTCTTCTAGGGAAAACTCACTCGGTTGTTTTGTATACTTTACTTCATATCCAACTTCTGCCAATCTACCTTTCTCATGGAATTGGATTCTTTCGGCAAGCACTTTGATTTTATCTTTTAGATATGGAGAATCGTGGTGATCTAAAAATTCCAAGTATAAGTAACTCTTCTTGGTCTGGTATAATATGACAAATGTATAGATTGCCATCGCACCATCTTCACAGTTAAAATTAACTTGTTGATATCTTTTGTTTTCTTTTGGATAGACTGGAGACCTATCACGATGTCCAAGTTTTTTGAGGAGTCTTTCAAACTCAACTCTTTTTGTTGATGGGGTGATAAGCACTTGACGAAAATGAATAGATAGTGTATATTATATCATATGGAGAGATGACTGAGCGGTTGAAAGTGGACGCCTTGAAAGCGTTTGAGGTTAGTAGCCTCCGGGGGTTCGAATCCCTCTCTCTCTGCTTCTTATAAATACTCAAAAAGTCTCTGTGACTTATGGGTATTCAAATAAACGGACAAACTGATACTATTACAGCGACTGATGGAAGTCTGACTGTTTCTGGTGCTGATATTGGAAGTGCTTCTGCGAGTAGTCTGAATATTAGCGGCATTGTGACTGCTACTGGTGGTGTTGTAGTCGCTGCCGGAACCACAGCAGCACCATCCATAAGTCCAACTGGGGACTCTAATACTGGTATTTTCTTTCCGAGTGCTGATACCATTGCGTTTGGTGAAGGTGGTGCTGAGGCATTAAGGATTGATAGTAGTGGTAATATTGGAGTGGGAACAAACGGTCCTGTAGCAACTCTTGATGTTATAACAAATTCAACTACCGAAGGATTGAGAGTTAGAGGTAGATTATCGGATAATATTGGTTCTATTTACTTTTATAATAATTCAGCATCTACATCACAAGGATATATACAATCTAGAACAACGGATTTAAGGATTGATACTGACTCAAGTAAACCATTAATTTTTTATACGGGAGGTTCTGAACGAGTAAGAGTAAGTGCTGCTGGTGCTGTCCAAATTGCCAATGGAAACCTTATATTTTCAACAGCAGGAACTGGTATAGACTTCTCTGCGACCGCCAATGGATCAGGCACAATGACCAGTGAGTTGTTGAGCGATTATGAAGAAGGAACTTGGACTCCTAGTTATTCGTCTGCATTTACGGGAACTTATACCGCCAATGGGCAAATTGGTCGTTATGTAAAAGTAGGAAAATTAGTCACGGCATATTTCTTTATTCAGGTATCAACGGTTTCCGGCAGTGGAAACATAGCCCTCACAGGTCTTCCATATGCGACACCAAGTGCAACAAATTACAATCCAGGTGCGGTAATCCACCTAACTGCAAATTGGATAACAAATCATCCATTTAGCGTGGATGCAGATGGTGCGGGAACGGCACAGTACAACATTAAATATAGATCTTCTTCAAATGGGAACACCGATTCAAATATAGCAGTTAGCAATTTAGCAACAAATGCTTATATGCGAGCCACTATTGTTTACGAAGCTGCATAGACCGCAACCGTCTCAAAACTACTGCCTAAACCTGTCGAATCTGGAGGATTCCCCTAATGGCTTCATTTACCGAAAGACACGAGCATCAACTAGAAATCATCCCACCATTCTCCATCATCCAGTGTCGCCGTGCTGATATTGTAGAAAAAGACGGAGTAGAAGTCGGCAGAACTTACCATAGACATTGCCGCACACCAGGAGAGGACGTATCAGACGACTGTGAAGAACTCCAAGCCTGTGCTGCTGCCTTATGGACACCAGAAGTCATTGCTGCTTATCAGGCACATTTAGAATCGCAGAGAATTTAACATTTCCTTAATCACTATCATCAAACCAACACAAACTTGACGGTTTAGAAATACTCATTAGCATAACTAGTAGTATTCAACTTAAAACCTATGGATCAGCACACCTACGAGAACTGGGTGAAGATCAAGGCAACATTTGAAGCTTCTGGGAACACAGACAATATGTTCTATAAGAGAGCAGTTGAAATCGTAAAGACCAGAAGAGACCCTCTGGCAAAGTTTCTTGGAGACGAGAAATGATGGAACCTTTTGATGAAGATTATTTGACTCGCACCGAAGTTCAGGAGTTAATTGATGCCGCAATACGACGACACAACCGTAATGCTAGTATCATTAGTATGTGCGTCGGTTGGGTGGTTCTTGCTTTATTTGCTGAAGGACTTTTAAGACTCATAGGCGTCATTCCACCATTACTGCCATGGCTTCACATTACCCTGAAATAATAGGCATAGTCCTATTACTGGTGTTTGCCTCCACAATGTTTTATCAAGGCACAATGATAATGAGAGGGCAGCGTGGTTATAGACACTGTGAGCGTGAGAATAAAAAAATGCTTGATATGAGACGGCGTATAGAGGAGTTAATGAAAGAAAATGTCAACTGAAGAATGGTTTATCTTCATTGATTTTTTCTCACATATGCTCTATATGTTTGTAGCATTTATGTGTGGACTTATTATTGGATACCTAATTGGTTTTAGAAACGGAGGAGGAATGTAATGTCTCATTTACTAGGAAGATTTTTGATTGTATTAGCAATCCCATTTGTTTTAACAACACTTTATTTCGGTTCAAAGAAAGGAGGATACTATGACTCCAAAGATTATAAGGGAAATGGAACCGCACACTAGGCAGCGGTATCAATTTGCTACTTCTGCGTTTGTAAGAATGTGGGGACGCAATTCAATGAATGATTATCGTATCGTTGATTTTTGTGTAGAATGGGCATACAGAGAAGAGAAAGCACCTTTGAGTTGTCTTAACGAAGTAGACCAATACTTTTACTACGAGTTCAAGACTTGGAGAGGGTATTGATGGGATCACAATTCTTAATTCTTGCGTTCTTCATAGCATTTGGGTTTTTCTTGTTCTTTATGTCTATAATTTAATGGGACACTTCGCAGCAACAGCACTCAACAATCAAGTAGTATTAGGCATTATGTGTTATGCCTTGATTGTTGTGCCCATTATGGGTATGTGGGCAGTCCACAAATATAACTGGCAGCACTGGGCTCCATTTGACAAGGAGCACAAGAAGTAGTATAATTACTTCTGTTGAGAGGCAAGACCACTCAACGCAACGGGCATTAGCGCAGTTTGGTAGCGCGTTCCGTTTGGGGCGGAAAGGCCAGAGGTTCAAATCCTCTATGCCCGATCGCCAGTTTCCTGACTGGCACACTTGACTACATAAAGTCAAACACTTATAATATTCAGGTATTCAAACACAACAATGTCTCTGATTCAAAAGTTCAAAAAGGA